CAACGGCACGCCTTGCGTGCTCGAGCTGGTCTCGCGACTCAACGAGGGCCGCTGGATTGACGCAAACGGCTCACGTTTTCTGCTTGACCGCACGCGCGGCGAGGATATGCAGCTGTTCCTCGACCCGCTGACCAACGTCTATTCGCGCCGCTATTTTGAAACCTACCGCACCCACCTTGAGGGCATGGAGGGCGTGGCGCTGATCGACGTAAACAACTTCAAGCTCATCAACGATCGCTGCGGCCACGCCGCAGGCGATGCGGCGCTGCGCGACATTGCAAACGCGGTGCGCTCCTGCATTCGCAAGACCGTACTTCTCCGCAAGGCGCTAAACTACGGGGTATTCAATTCCCGTAAAAAGCGACACAAATCGCGCATTAAACGCACGCTTTCGCATTTTTCAAACGCACGCAAGTTCTAAAATCGTGTGTTTGGGAACGCTGACTTTTGCGCTTTCTCGTACCTTTTTATGCCCTCGTGTCGTCAATTTGTCGTCAGATTCCCGGCACAGTCGAGTTACTTCTCCATCGCCTCGGCCAGCTTCTTCACGAGCTGCTCACCGTACTGGTACCGCAGCAGATACTCAATCGTCTGCTCCTCCAGACCGGCGACCTCCTCCACTGTGTCGATAGCAGCCTGAACCTCGGCGGTACCATCCGGCACGAACGTGCGGCACTGCGGTGCGGTGATGCTCGGAACCTTGCGAACAGCATCATACCCGATTGTAAAGCCTGCCTGCTGGAGCGATCTCATCTTGATATAGTTAGTGGCGTCCTTTGTAATGACGTCGCACTCGTAGGTCTTGCCGTTGAGCAGGACCTTTTTCTTTTCTACCACTTCGTCGTCCTCCTTCTTCGGTTCGGGTTCAACCGGCGCGGTCAGCCGTGCCTTGAACTTACGCCACAGGCTTTCATCACGCACCCACGGCTCGGGGCACAGCTTGCCGGTGACATCATAGTGCCGCACGACGTGATCTACGTCAATGCCGTACTTCGCCATGAGATACTTGACCAGCTCGACGGCACGGTCTACCGTCTGCGGCGTGATGGTGTACTTGCCACCTACGATGTCGCTGCACATTTCCACACCCAACGAATTACGGTTCATACAAATGCCGCGTAACGGGTGATGCGAGCTCTCGAGAGCGCCGCCGCAGTGCCATGCTGCATCGTTGTCGCGGACGGACTGCGTAACGCTGTCCTCATCGACAAAATAGTGTGCACTTGCCCGTCGGCCTGCGCCCTGAAAATAGTGCGCGTTGCCCTCGTCGGTATCGCCGTCGTTGGCGGTATAGTGCATGACGATGTACTTGATCGAATTGCCGCCGCGGCCGGAGTAGTAGTTGCTCGAATCAGCCGGCACAAACGGAATGTTCATCAATCGTTCTCCTCCCCTAATTTATCCACTGCGTCCTTTGCTGCGGACAGCATCTTCTTGAGCCACTGCGGCACGGGTGCGCCCAGGTTAACTGCATTTTCGACGATCGAGCCCAACTCCGTAAGCGTGTACCACACGACCACCAACGGGCACAGCAGTGTCGTATACTCAAACGGCAGCACGACGCCCGGCAGGTGTCCGAGCATGGCGCCGATGAGCAGATCAGCCGCACCGGCCACCATTACTACAATAACTGAGCCGATCTTGTGAAAGATGCCGTCTCGTGCCGACTTGCTCGACCACTCGCCGCGGTGCATTGCTGCTGCGGTGCCGGTGAGATAATCCACCGCCATGCAGCCCACAAACAGCACTACAAGCCAGCCGAACCAGCCCCAGAGTGAGGTCAGCAGCGCGACAACTGCCGTCACGGCCAGCTTAAAATCGTTTACTTTATCCATGGTTTTACCTACTTTCTTACGCGATAACGCGATTATATTCGTACTGTACGCTGCGCCAGTGCTTGATGTAGATGTTGCTGGGATGCATAATGTTGTCCTTTCTGGGCGATTGCCCTATCGCAAGTGTGAAAATTCCTGCTATTTTTGTCGATTAGTCGAAGATTTTGTGCAATCGGTCCTCAACCCAGACAGCCACCGCCGACAGCGCGGCCCACGCCAGCGTAAACTGCGGGCACACCTGCCCCATGAAATTGCCGGGTACGCCGGAGTAGTCCCACACGTCAAGACCGAGCCAGACGTTCAGCACCAGACCTGCCAGCAGCTCCAGCACGGTACAGATCACTGCGCCCTGTGCCATTTGTAAGACAAGAGGCGGTCGCTGCTGGATCTCATTCAGCAAGCCAACTGCCACAAAGCACACGCCACCGAGAACGCCCATCGACCAGTGCGTGTAGCCTCGCCACATGACCTCAATCGCCATGTACAGCCAGCCGCCGATCACCGCGAACAGCAGGTGCTCAAGCACAGACTTAGGCGTAATTCCACGCAACACTCAAGACCTCCTCTGCCGTCGCGGCATTGCGGAGATCCACCTCTGCTGCCTGCTGAATGCTCACTCGCGGCTCGACATAGGCTGCAATCGCCAGTGCCAGCGCACACAGATCGGCATACTGCCAGACCGTACACTCATCGCCGGTCGAGTTCCAACGCAGCTCACGTTCCACGCCCGAAGACTGCGCAACCTGCTGCACCGCCAGCGCCGATGTAAGCTGTGCCTGCTTTTCCGACGTTACAGCATACTTCTTACCATCCGTCCATGTCAGTGGATTTTCGGACAGCCATGCAGCGAGGTCAGTCTTGCTGTCTGCGATACGCTGCTCACGCAGATCATCAACTGAGGTCAGCAGCGTGCCGTATTCCTCGCCGACGGCCTGTAAAAGCAGTGCGTCGTTCTGCTCATTCACACGCGCCTGCAAGTCCGATCCATCTGCAACCTCGGTGACATACTCGTCATACTCCCAGCCGCGCTCGTCCTGCCGGGCGTTCAGGCAGATACGTACCCATGCCCGTCCGGGCTTGTTCGGCATACTGTTCGCCGTGATTTTCTCCGGCTTGTTGTCGCCGTGCACTACCATTTATGTCACTCCTTTCAGGGTTCGCACATCAGGCGCGTGGAAACGTTCGTGCCCGAATTCGATGAAGTGGTTGTCGCTTCGAAGTACAACAGACCTGCACTCATGCCTTTGTTCCAGTAGCCACCAACATACAACATGCGCCAACCACCGGAGTACGACCACATACAATCCGGAATGTACGTTGTTTCCGAGCCACCGGTGGTTTTGGGAATCAGTAAACCGGTATCGGTAACGGTCAAGTCCTTAATCCAGCCGTCTGCGGGCAGTGTACCAATATTGGTGTAGCCGGTTGCGGTATCGTCCGCGTACTTGCTCGGGTCAGTGCAGTAGTAAGCCGTTGTACTATTGACATTAAAGCCGTCTACCCACTGGCACACGTTGCCCCAGAGGTTTTCAATCCAGCGGTACTGGACATACGTTATTCCATTCCTGTATCCTTGGACATTGCCGGTATGGTAATTCATTACATCAGTACCACCAGAGCTTTGCGTATAGTCTTCGCTAACAACGCCTTGTCCAATTTTGCTCTGAGAGTTCCAATCAGCGAATTCCACAATATACAGAAAGATGATTGCGCAGTAAGTTGCGAAATCATACAGATGAAATTTCGAGCCTTTCGAATTAGCTGTGTTGCGCACCGATGCGCGGGTCATGTCTACATACGGAGGAACGCCAGTCTTACTGTACCCATCACCACCGTCGTTCATGTGATATCTGCCGACATACTTACCACTGCCCGGATGTTTCGTCATGCCAGTTTTCGGTTTGTCCGAAACGTAGAAATACTGCTTCGTACCACTGCGCTTCTGAGCCACATAAAACACAGGAATAAATACCATAGTGTAGTTATTCGACCGTGCAAAACCACTATCACCCTTCCACGCCGTCACCTTACCAGACGCATTAAGGTTACATTCTTTCATACCGCTCCACGGTGCATACGCATCAAACGGGCTGCTGCCAGAACCACTACCCTCCGCCGGAACAGGCTCAGTTGTCACAGACCGCGTAACCAATCCGTAAGGGTCAGTGCTCGGAGTTAAGCGCGTCAACGCCGTACTGCTGTTGGACGTATCCCAGCAAACGCCGAACACATTAGCGTAACTCAGTGTCAGCGCCTTACTCTCACCGTTCGTGCTGATTGTTATCTCTGCATCCTCGGTAGCCTGTTCGCCCAATGTTGCTTTAATTGTCCATGTGCCTGGCTTACACACCTTAAATACAACAGTACCGGTGCTTGTCTTTGTTAAAACCGTGTAACCAAGCGTTGCTGTCACGACAGAACCGCTGTCAACAGTTACAGTAATAGTAGCCAAAAACTTTTCGAGTTCAAGCGTCAGCGATGTGTAATAGTATCCGGTCTGCACTTCGGCACTGTACGTCTCACCATCAAGTCCGCACGACAGCGTGTAGATGGTGTTGATACCGAGAACACTGACAACCGCCGTCAGGCTCTCATCGACAGTGCCGGTATACGTCTCGTCACCGCCGGTCAGCGTCCATTCGCAACCCTTAAAGTCAGCCGCAAAGGTCATAGTAATATGAGAGCCGCCGGACATAGGTGCATCGACTTCACCAGCTACATTGTCCTCATTAAATCCGAGGTACTTGCCTTTTTGGCCTTTCAGCACGTCCTGCTTCTTTGCAAACAGCGCACTGTGAGCGCTTGCGCTCTTGTTATGCGCGGATACCGCGCTTGCAGCCGCGCCGGTCGGGTCAGCACCAACGTCACCGGCACCCAGAGCGTCTACTTTCTTTTCAAGCGCTGCTGCCGCTCCTGCTTTTTCCGCACCAAGGTCAGCGGCGGTCAGACTTCCGTCCTTGACAACCTTTTTCACTTCTGCTGCAAGTTCAGCGGTCTTTAC